TTGCATGGAACAGAAACAGCTTCCTGGGGAAGTGAAGAAGGCATAGCCTCACTGATAGCATCTCTTGCTGAAAAGAACCCTGAACGGCTTTACTTGTTTGANAGTACAGCGCAGGGTTTCAACATGTTCCACGACATGTACAAGACCGCTAAGAAAGCAAAGACACAGAGGGCAATCTTCTGCGGCTGGTGGAGGAATGAGTATTACTCTGTTGCTGGCGACTCTGACATTTACAAGGTCTACTGGGATGGCAAGCTCAGTGCGGAAGAGAAGGAGTGGGTGAAAGACATTAAGAAGCTGTACGGGTATGAGGTTAACTCCCGGCAGATGGCTTGGTGGCGTTGGAAAATGCACGAAGGTATCAAAGACGAATCCTTGATGTACCAAGAGTTTCCACCCACTGAGGACTATGCCTTTGTAATGACAGGCACATCCTTCTTCTCGTCTACCCGCTGCACAGATGCAGCTAAAGAGGCTAAGAAACTTGTACCAGACCACTATCGCTATGCTTTTGGACAACTGTTCCAAGACACTGAAGTTATTAAGTCCACTGAAAGACTGGGCACACTCACGGTCTGGGAAGAACCTGTTGACACTGCTTATTACGTTATTGGTGCTGACCCCGCTTACGGCAGCTCTGATTGGGCGGATAGATTCTGCATCCAAGTCTACAGATGCTACGCAGATGGACTTGACCAAGTTGCTGAGTTTGCCACTTCTGAGATGAACACCTACCAGTTTGCGTGGGTCATCGCCCACCTTGCTGGTGCATACAAGAACTCTACGCTCAACCTGGAAGTCAACGGCCCTGGTCAAGCAGTCATCAACGAGATACGAAATCTAAAGCGCATGGCAGTCTCGCTGGGAGGAGCTGCGGGGCACGGCTTGATGGATGTGCTTGGTAGTATGACCAACTACATTTGGAGGCGCAATGACACGCTTGGAGGCCTCTCTAACAGCATTGGCTACGTAACGACAAGCAACTCCAAAGAACGCATGTTGCAGTACATGAAGGATTATTTTGAGCGGCAGATGATAAAGATACGCAGCATGGAGACACTGGAAGAAATGAAAGGCATCGTGCGGGAAGGTTCCTTCTTGGGTGCGCCCGGCAGGGGCAAGGATGACCGTGTGATTGCGACTGCTCTGGCGTGTGTGGCGTATGCAGAGCAGATTCAACCCAGACTCATTGCACAAAAGATTACCCGGCAAATCAGTCATGCACAGGAAAACTTCACCCCTGAACAAATCTCTGTGGGAAGAAACGTCAGCGATTACTTGAAAAGGATTGGAATGTATGGAACACAATGACCTAACCATCGTGTCGGTTTATGGGCATAACAGCGGAGCCAGTGTTATCCCCAGCATCAAACGGAGCATGAAGGAGTTACCCGGCTCCAGAGGGTTGCTCTTGTCTATTGCCAAGCCTGACAACTTGCCAGACAACATAGAGTGGAAACAGATAGGGTTTGTCAACTACCTCCAGTATTCTGTTTTCATGATGCACCAGCTATACGCATTCATAGACACAGAGTATTGCCTGATTGTCCAAGATGACGGATGGGTGCTGGATGGCGACAATTTTCTTCCTGAATACTATGAGTACGATTACATAGGTGCACCCTCTCACTGCGGCTTTTTGCCCCAAGCTGAAGGGTTGCATTTATATTTGAACTTTACTTGGGTGGGCACTCCTGGTGTGTTGGTAGTGCAAAACGGCGGGTTCTCCCTGCGCTCTAAGCGTTTCTTGTCTGCTTGCAATAAACACGGCATCACCCATCTACAAGCCAATGACATACACGGATGGAACGAGGATGCCCAACTGTCTGCCTTGCTCAAACCCCGGTTACAAGAGTTGGGATACAGGTATGCGCCTGACCACATTGCCAAATACTTTTCTTTGGAGTACACGGGGCCAGGATTTCACGAAGAAGGTTTTGCGTTTGATAGGCTGCTGGGTTGTCACGCCCAGAGCAGGAAGCTCATGGATGATGACCACATCATTGTTCCTGCTGACCCAACAAAAGCATACGGAGAAGTAGAGTTTTTGGACTACTTGCAGTCCACAGGCTACACAGTAGAGTTCAGATATGAAGTCCCTGTCCAAGTTTGAACTCAAGCGCCAGATAAAACGCTTCCACGCAGACAAGGATAGGGGTATCTCTATCAACTTGTTCTGCGAATTAGCGGGTATGTCTATGGCTCACTTTCTGGATGTGTTCGTCAGAGACAAGGAACCGCTCAGTGAAGTAGTGCAAATCAGGGTTAGTAAGGCCTATCAGCAGTGGAAAAGCGGAAATGTACGGGTCATGCAGAACAAAGACAGGACAAGATACGTGGAATACAGGAAGGAAAGCAAGCCACCAATGATGGCAAGCATGGGTTTACAGGTCACATCAGGGGGCATAAAACTAAAAGTCGGCATGGTTAACCGCCATGACTATTCAGAAATCACACTTGACGAAGCACTAAGAGGGTAACTATGAGCGTTCTAAAAGACTATCACTGCAAAAATCACGGCATATTTGAGGCTTGGGAGCCTGTATGCCCCATGAAGAACTGCAAAGGCGAACTGTCCGTTGTTTTTTTGAAGCCTGTGGGCACAAGGTCTGCCAANACNAAGCACACNGACAACACAGTCAAGCAATTGGCTATTGAGTACGGTATGACGGATGTAAANACCACCAGAGAGGGCGAACACCAGACTGGTTACCTCAAACGCAACAACAAGCTGTCNGACAAAGAGTTTGCACACGCTACAGACGCTATGAACGCCCAAAAGAAAGAAGCTAGGCCTGGAGATGCGGCAATTTGGGGCGGCGGTGGTAGTATTAGCATGAAATCCGTTATGGGTGGACAATTCAAGCCAGTGAAAGACGAGTCTGTTGGCATAATGCCCAGAGATGCCTCTCCTACAGGTTCATTGTCCGGCCCTACGGCGGGTGTTGGCACTATGCGTGACCCAGATAACTTACAGGTGAAGACAACATGAGGATACCTACCAACCCCGTAGATAGAGAATTGTTCTATCTTGACCTGATTTCCAAGTGTCAAGTCTCTCAAGAGGAGAGAAAAGTAGACTATAGCTCCCTGCGGAGCTTCTATTTGTTTGGTAGTGGCCCAGATGAAGCCCCGGCTCTGTACAACAAAATCTTTCCGCACATTGACCAACTCACCAGTTTTCTGTATTCAGCAGAAACAACCCGCTTTTCCATTGATGTTGGTGCTGCTGTTGACCCCAGAGAACAGGTAAAAGTCCCGGCTTTGACCCGTGCACTCAACGATGAGTGGATAAATAGCAACGCTGACCAAGTGTTTTCCATCGCTACAACGTGGTCATTGTGCTACAACACCACGTTTATCAAGATAATTATTAACAACGGCATCCATCCGTACATGGTGGAGCCAGCTTGCATGGGTGTATTGCGGGAAGATACGCCCTATTCAGACAGGCAAGAGGCAATTACCCAGACCTATTACATCACCAAGTCGGAGTTGTATGACCGTCTGTACAGCCATCCTAAAAGGGAAGAGATTGTCAAGCGCATCACGGCTACCCAGCATGAGCGCACACACATTGCAAACGGTGTTGAGCGCATCATGTTGTCTCAGTCAAACCCAACAATGTACGGTAATGTTAATTTAGACCTTGCCGGACAGAACCGCTACAAAGCCACAGTCGCTGAAGACACCATAGAGATGACTGAGCTATGGGTGTGGAACGATGAAATCAAAGATTACCAAGTTGTAACCAAAGCAGACCCAGACGTAATTATCTATGACCGCCCTGGTGAGCAGGTGTTTTTAAAAGGCGAGTTGCCGTTTGTGCAGGTCTGCCCCAACCCTCTGTATGACTACTACTGGGGTGGCTCTGAGGTTCAGCGTTTGATTTTCCTCCAGCAGCTACGCAACAAGCGTATGCAGGAAATTTTGGACTTGCTATCTAAACAGGTCAACCCGCCGACTGCGCTAATTGGCTTCACTGGAATCTTGGACGAGAAGAACTTTGCGC